ACGACCGGATTCTGATGATCGCGGCGATGGTCGAAGGCCCTCGGCAGTTGGAGCTCGAGCTCACCGTCGAGGAACAGGCCGCATGATTTCGCTCTCATGGTCAGGCAATCCGAATCGACAGATTGCGGCGCTCATGTCGCGGTTCCACGAACTACCGCGGCACATCGCAAAGAAGCACGTGCAGGCCGCGGTGAAGCGGGCGATGAAGGACGGCGTGCCGGTGCTCAAGGCGTTGACGCCGAAAGGCAGCGCCAAGAACGTCAGAAACGCCGTCCAAAGGGACACGCGAGGACGGTTCCTAACTGGCAGCGGAAAGAAGATGCGAAAGCGAGGCGGCGCTCTGCGTCGCTCAGTGACCACGAAAGCCAAGTACGTCGGCCGCAACCGCGACGGGTTTGTCTACGGAGTCGTCGGGTACAAGGCCGGCATGGAAAGCCGGAAGGCTATCTGGCTGGAGTTCGGCACGTCGCGTGGCATTGAGCCGCGGAAGATCATCGACAAGTTCCGAGCGCGATACGGCGGCCCAGCCGCGGCACGCATGGCGGCAGAGCTCGCCGCTGCCCTACCAAAGGCGGCCGCAGAGCTTGCGGCCGGCAAGAACCCGACGCGCGATTACGGGAGGTCGTGATGGGTTCCCCTCACAACTGGATTCGCGGGGCGATCGAGGCGGCCGCCGCAGGGGTCGACGCGTATCCCGTCGAGATGACCGGCGGCGGCGACCCGCCATACATCATCTACAGCCGCGAGGCGACCACCCGCGAGCCGATGCTGTCCGACGGCTTCAGTGCCTCGCCGGCCGCCGCCGCGTGCAGCGCCGACGTGATGCCACCCACGGCACGGTTCACCGTCGTCATCTACGCGGACTCCTACGCCCAGTGCTGGCAGATTGCGGGCCAGATTCGGGCCGCCGTCCACCGGTTCAGCGGGTCGGCCCACGGCGAAACAATTCAACAGTGCCTCGTGATCGACGAGCGAGACGGCGACGCCGGCTACCTCGACGGTCGCGAGCAGCCCACGTACACGGTAGAGCAAACTGTCGAACTCGTCTACGCGGAGTAAGCCATGCCTGAAGCGCCAGCCGCTACGTTCGTCTCGTCTCACGGAACGACGTTCACGTGGAACAGCAGCACGTACAAGTGCATGGATATCACGTTCGAGGGCGCTGCACCGAGCCGAGAGCGGATCGACATGACCACGCTCGACGTTGCCAACGGGTCCGAAGCCGTGATGAGGCTTGCCCCGATCAAGCCGAAGCGCGACCCGAAAAAGTTCACGATCGCCTACCGCACGATGAGCGATCACGTCGCCATCAACGAGGGCGACGAGTACACGCTGACGACGACCGGCGGAAGCGGAACCTACCGCGTGACGCAGACAGGCACGAGCCGCAAGGTCGGCCAGTACGTCGAGGGCTCGGCCACGTTTGAGGAGATCATCTCGGCTGAGGTGGTTGCCTGACCGGGAGCGTGACGGATGCCCGGTTTTCACTCGTCGCACGGCGTGTCGGTTTCGTTTGCCGGCGTGGCGATCGGCTACCTCACCGGATTCGACGACGAGGCATCTGCCGGCTCGCTGGTCGAGTACACCGGATCGTCGGCAACCATCCTGGGATCAGGTTCCGGCTCTCGCCTGTTGCGTCGGTATGACTGCACGTCGATTGAGCCGATGAAACTTTCTCTCACGTTTCACGGTGCCCCGAGCTACACGCAAAATGACGTTGGCACGAAAGGCACGCTGTCGTTTTCGGCACCGAATAACTCATGGTCTGCCCAGGCCATCCTGACCGGATGGAATCACTCCGGTCGTGCCGGTCGGTTTTCCGAAGGTAGCGCCACGTTTCAACTCACGGGGGGATGATGCCTGCGATCCTGAATTTTGAAGAGCTTCTGGCGGCGGCACCGCGGCAAAAGCCGATCGCGTACCACTGCAAGGCTTTCGGTCGCGAGGTGCTGCTACGCGATCCGACATCGTCGGATATCGACGAATGGCGGATGTACTGCCAGAAGAACATCGGCAACAGCGTGCCGTTCGCCGCCAAGCTGCTCCAGATTCTGCTCTGCGACGAGCAAGGCGAGCGGATTGTGCCGCAGGATGACGAGGCACTCGCTGCGATCGGAGAGATGGACGCGGCCGGCGTGACGGAAATCGGCGAGTTCGCGGCCACTCTAATGAAGTCGCCGACCGACGAGGACATTGAGGAAATCCAAAAAAATTGAGGAGCCAGCCGTGGGAGTTGTTTGCCTACCGGCTGGCCCTCGCGATGCACTGCCCAGACGTGGAGGCGCTGAAACAACGGATCACGTTCGCACAACTCAAGCGGTGGTTTGCGTTCTACCAGCTCGAGCCGTGGGGGCAGCCGTGGCTCATGGCAGGACGGATGACGAGTCTGATACGTGCCGCGCTGGGCGTCAGGTATGACCGACACGACGAAGAGCGATTTTTGATCACGTACCGCAGCGGCGACGAGTACAGATCACACGTAGCACAGACTCCTGAGCAGATCGAAGCGAAGCTCGCAAGCCTCCCGGGGCTGACAAAGCAACAGGTGCCCGCATGGCGACGATCGGCAAAGTCTCGGCAGTCTTCACGGCCAGCACGTCGGGCCTCACGTCGGGCGTGAGTCGGGCGGCGAGCTCGCTCAACAAACTCCAAGGGTCGGTAAACAGCCTGGGCGGCAGTATGCGGACGCTGGTCGCCATTCAGGGCGCGCAGCTGTTCGGCTCGATGGCGGCGACGGCGTCGCAATACGTCAGCAGCCTAGTGCGGATGGGGCAAGCCCAGGCCGAGGTGCTCGACAGCCAGAGCAAGCTCGCCGCGCGAACCGGCATGACGATGGGCGAGTTCCAAGGGTTGGCGCTCGCCGGCGACCTGGCTGGCGTGTCCTACGAGACAATTGCAAAGGCCGCGACGAAGGCTGATATCGCGTTCGTGAAAGCCGCCGGCGGGTCAGCGTCGGCTCGTGCTGCGTTCGACGCGATCGGGCTGTCGATTGACGAGCTCAACGGCAAGAGCGCAGCCGAGCGGTTCGACATGATCGCCGCCTCGATCGCGGCGTTGCCGACCGAGGCCGAGCGTGCCGCGGCCGCTGTTGCGATCTTCGGCAAAGCCGGGCTAGAGCTTCTGCCGCTATTCGCCGGCGGGGCCGAGGGCATCGCCCAGGCACGCGAGCAGGCCGAGAGGCTGGGCATCGCGCTCACGAATGCACAGGGCCGCGACATCGAGGCAATGAACGACTCCATCACGATGGCTGGAAAGGCGATCGAAGGCGTGGTGAACCAGATCGTGGCCTACCTCGCCCCTGCCGTGCAGGCGGTGGCCGATCAGTTCACGAACCTTGTGGGCACGATTGGAGGGGCAAACATCGGGCAGGCGATCGGCGACGGCATCCTGCAAGGGGCGCGCTTCCTAGCAGGCATTGGCGACTACATCATCCAGAACTTTTCGGCCGTGTTTTCGTACCTGTCCGAGGTTGGCGCCCAGTGGGGGGCGGTCGGTGACTTCATCAACCGCACGGCCAATTTTCTCAGTGGCGTGTTCCACGCGGCGCAGGCTGGGATGGGCTTTGTGATTCTCGGCTTTGGCGGCGTGATCGAGGCTCTCGCTTCAGTCGCGCAGCGTATCGGAAGCTTCCTTGGGTTCGACACGTCCACGCTTGACGCCATCGTGGCCGGTGCCGGTGCGTTCAACGAAAGCATCAAGCAGGGCATCACCGAAAACATGAACGCGGCGGCCGCCGGCTTTTCTGCGGCGTTCGACGAGACCTCGCCGTCGGTTGGGCAAGCCATCGCTGGTCCGCTGACGCAGATGATCGACGACGCCATTGCCCAGGCGGACGCGTCGCGTGCGGCGATCGACGAGGCGTCACGCACGCCCATCGAGGTCAAAGCGACCGTCGACACGGCCGAATCGCGACAGGCGGTGAAGGGCATCGACTCTCGATCGGCCGAAGGCGTCGCCGAGATGTTCCGCGCCCTGCGTGGTGGCGGCGGCGACGTGCAGCAGCGACAGCTATCCGTGCTTGAGCAGATTGCCGAAAACACGTCAGACGACTTTTCAGATCTCGCCATTGATTTCTGAGGACTGCCATGGCTGTTCAGTGGTGCGAAGAAACTGCGAAGGGCACCGGGGCTACCGGTTCATTTGGCGAGAGCGTCCGCGTGCAGCGTCGGTGGATGGTCCGCGTGGACGATCCGCTTACCAGCAAAATTGTGATTGCCAGCGCACCGGGCGTCACGTACGGAGCAGCGCATCCCAACGCGGCGGTGCTCAAGATGATGGAGCTTGACGCGGCGATCGCGGACGAAGTGGGGATGATGTGGACGGTGACCGCCACGTACTACGTTCCGCCACGGGACCGCAACCCGGCGAACAACGGCATCCCTACCGACTACTGGGATGGCAGCGGATCGACACGCACGGTTCCGCTGTTCAAAGATGTAAGCGGCAACGTAATCACCAATTCAGCGGGCGACCCGCTGGAAGGGCTGGAAAAAGAGCGGAACGATTCCGCGTACACGCTGCACAAGTTCTACACGACAAACACATGGGCGACGCACGCCGGCACGTACTCCGGTGCCGTGAACAGTTCCGCATGGGCCGGCGGTGCACCGAAGACGTGGAAAGCCGAGTTTCGCTCCGCAACCATGAAAACCGTCTATTCAGTCGGGAACAACCCGGGCGCGACAAACTACGTGGAGGCCGTCTGGGAATTTCGGTACGAGCCAGACACGTGGAAAGCGAAGCCGTGGGATATCGGCTTTGCAGAGCGGTGCGGAGCAGATGGTGTTTCAAGCGCGAATGGCACGAAA